TTGTTTTATTTAAGTTGCTCTATTGTGTCGTCCGCTTAAATATATATCATTTATATTGCTCTATTGCGTCGTCCGCTTAAATATATATTATTTATATTGCTCTATTACGTTGTCCGCTTAAATATATATCATTTAAGTTGCTCTATTGCGTCGTCCGCTTAAATATATATCATTTAAGTTGCTCTATTGCGTCGTCCGCTTAAATATATATATATTAATTTATGATTTTTGTCTGTTTTTTTGTTTTATTTAAGTTGCTCTACTATAAAGTTTATTTAAATATATATTATTTTGGTTGTTCTATGGGTCATCCAGTTTTTTTTTAATATTTCATTTTTATAATTTTTCATAATTAAACAACGCAAAATCTTTTTTATAAATTTTGTTTATTAACTTTACGTTTTTATCATTTATATTTTGTACTGATAATGTATTTTTGCTAACGTTTGTTTTATAATCTCTTGCTACATTTGACGGAATTTGTAAATTATTTTTTCTAATAAAATCATTAAAGTCGTCATTTAAATTTTCATGCTTTAAAATATGCACATTGGACATAATATTATTATCGTTATTTGTTAGGTAATAATACATTGGTATATGATGTCCGTCCAATTGTGTCATATATTTATTATTTTTTAAGATGGAATTTATGAATTGATTTAAATTATTAGCATCCATAACAAAATTATTATCGTATATTTTTTCGATTTGATTTAGCAAATATTTTTCATTATGTTTTAATTTTCGTCGTATATTTTGTCGCGCATCATAAAATTGTATCCAAAATTTAAAGTCACTTATTATTCGTTCGTATGGATTTCTAACGATTGTGAATATTGTATAATTTGATATTATGTTGTTAATAAATGATTGTTTAAAATATTGCAACGGAATGTGCCATAATGATACGTTATTATACATTGTATTGTTTAAAATATCTTTTTTATGCAATTTATTAAAAAAACACGAACCGATACATCCTTTTTTTTCATAAAATATATGTTCCATGGATGTACCTGCAGTTTTAGGTATATGTATAAAATATATTTGTTCAATGTTTATTTTTTTGCTCTGCAATTCTCGTGACTGATTATGTAAATTAACATTATTCATATTTAAAATTTTTAAAACATAAGAATTTTTATATTTTTGCATATTTTTTATATTTTCAGTTGTATATTGTAATAATGATCTGTGTGATTGATTTAATTTTGCAAATGGTGCATTTTTAGGTGGATGCGAAAAAGACAACAATCTGTGTATATTTATTTGTTTGGAAGATTTTGTCATATCGACATAAAAATATGGTCCATCATTTGAGTGTGCCTTAGCAATTAATTTATATTGTTTATTTTTTTCTTGGCTCGTCATGCCATCATTTATTTTTTTCCATGCTAGATGTTGATTTAAGTATGGCAAAAAATGATTTAATTTTGGAGCGAACATATAATTTTTTTCAGAATATTTTAAATCGTCATTTCGCGCGATTATTGTTTCGGCTAACCATTTTTTAACAAATTCATTTTTTGGTGGTGATGCTAGAAACCAATTTTCCATACATGTTATGTCATCGGATGGATAATCGTATCCATACAATCGATCATCATTAACATCAATAATAGATGAAAAATTTTGAAAACAAATGCAACTTATGTCAATATATACACCACCATGGTTATACAACAAATATAATCTTAGCCAGTCACTAATAAATTTTACCAAATCTTTTTGAACATGTATTAAATTTGATTTATGTGTTACAAATTTGGGAAGGTCATCTATTTTTAATATATCATCATAACAAAATAGTTTAACTTCCCAATCTTTATTAAAATGTGTTATTGTGTGCAATGTTTTTTGAATAAAAGGAGGTAATTCTTTATCGTTCCAATACACATATATTATTTTCGGAATTTGTTGCATTTATAAATTAATGATTGATTTTAAATATATCTATTAATTATAATACATATTATGTCATATTATAATGAAAGTATTGCATATGAATTAAAACACAATGCATATTATCACGCTGTAAATATTGTAAACGATAATGTAATATGTGACAATGATGTAATAAAAAAAGATCTGGATGATAAGTTAACTAAAAATACAAAACATATAACTAATGCATTATTTTATGTCAGCCTGACTAGTTACAATATTATAAAATCATCATATTATCACACGACAGTTAATAAATTAAATATTGATGATATGCCTATTTATAATAAAAATGATGACATATTAATATTTTTAAAATGGTTGACAAATAATTTTAATAATGATGATGTTGAAATATTTGAAACGAAAAAGTTTATTTCTAGAAAAATAATATTTGACGATAAAAAAACATGTGAATCAAACATAAATTGGGATATTATTACAAATCCAAAATTTAATAATTTTAATCAGATAACATACCATGCGGGTGATTGGGCAGATATTGAAAGATATGGAATGTTGTATATTAGAACATTTTATGGAAAACCACAAAATACAATTAATTTGGATAATAATGTTTGGTTTGATGATAAAAATAAATTAAAAATTTGGGATAAATTTGACACGAGTTTTGAATCTATTACGAACACAATGAAATATATGATGAACAAAATGAAAAAAGGAATATTAATTTGTGTTCAGGATAATAAATTGCGTGTTTTTTTGCCATTTTCTAAACATAATTATACAAACACATTTTTTGATAAATTATACATTGACGATGATGATAAACAATTGCTACAAAAATTTGTCCGCGAAAAAGATAAACATAAAAAACAAAAAATTAATGAACAATTAAAATCGAATATGAAAAGATATTTAATAAAAAACAGATTATTACGGAAAGACGTTAATTTAGATCGCAGTAAATGGACTGCAAATGATTGTTTTTTTCGTATGGAAAATTGGGAGGGTGACAAAGTGGTTGCATTAATTGAAAATATATTTAAAAAATTATGTGAAAATCGCAAAATATCAGATAGTGTGTTTGTTGTGAATGTGCGTGATCATCCTATGTTACATAAAGAATTACATGATAGCTATACAAATATTGACGATGCTAAATTAAGCGATGAATATTTACACGAATCATATGCACCAATATTATCAGTGGGTGCGTCACATTTACATGCAGATATACCGATGGTCACACAAGATGACTGGCTACGTGTTACAAAAAAATATTATCCTGATGAATGTGGTAATGGATACGTTAATGATATGAAAATGCCTGCATGGTACGATAAAATACCAAAAGCTGTCTTTAGGGGTAGTGCTACAGGGTGTCAATTTAATGAAAATGTGCGAATAAAGGCTGCACAAATGACATTAAAATATCCAGAATATTTAGATGCTGGTATAACGTCATTAAATAAAAAAATAAAGAAAAATTTAAACAAACCGCTTCAAGTGATAAATAATGACATAGTGAAAAAAAGTTCATTTATGACGTTAGAAGAAAAAATTAAATATAAATATATTTTAAATCTTGATGGACATGTTGCGGCATTTAGATTAGGACATGAATTATCATTAAAATCTGTCATATTATTACCAGAGTCATCATATAAATTATGGTTTAGTCATTTGTTGGTTCCGTATGAACATTTTGTACCGGTAAATCACAATTTAGATAATTTAATAGAACAAATTAAATGGTGCATATCAAATGATGATAAATGTAAACGTATTGCAGATAATGCATTAATTTTTTATAATAAATATTTAACCGAAAGTGGTATATATGATTACTTGCAATGTATGACGCAACAAATTGCATTGACAAATTTACGATTAACAAAATATAAACAAAATATAGCAATTATTACGTTATTTAGAAATAATGAAGATAATAGCAGATTAAAACAAAAAAGGTTATTCCTTCATTGGATGAATCGTATGATGTCACAAATATGCGAATACGATATAGTTGTAGTTGAGCAACAATCTGATAATTATTTTAATATTGGAAAATTAAAAAATGTAGGATTTGATTATTTAAATAAAAAAACAAAAAAAAACTACGATAATTATATATTTGCAGATATTGACACTATTCCAGATTCAACACTTGTCAAATATTTTTTTAAACAAACAAATTCAATTAATGCATTAGCAACTAAAGGAACACGATACGAAGCATTAGATGCACGTACAAAGAAACCGTTTGTTGGCGCACTTATATCATGTACAAGTGAAGTATTTAAAAAAATAAATGGATACCCAAATAATTTTACAGATTGGGGTGGTGAAGATACTAATTTATTGTTGCGGTTACATAAATTATCTCTGCCCATTTATATTAATAAATACGGAAGTGTGATCGATTTAGAGGAGACAAATAATGTACAAAAAAATTTAAAATTGAAGCTAGATGAATTAAAATCTATGAATAAAATGGATAATACATCATATGAAAAAAATATGGACTATTCAAATTATAAATCAAATGGTTTGTCAAATTTAAATTATGATATTTTAGATGAAATGACTTATTTAAATAATTATCACATAATTGTTGATCTGAGATTAGAGAAAGACAAACAGTTATATCCTGAACATTATTTTTTTAACAAAAGTGTCAGCAAGGAAGAATATAAAAATAATATTAATAAACATATTTTTGCACTGAAACAAATTTATTTTTGATTATAAAAATTGAAATTTATTATTAATAATATGTTTATGTTGAATAACAAATAATTTGTTACAGATGTAATAAAATTACACATAGTATGATTTATTAATATGGATATAACAAATAAAATGATGATTAATTTTATTTGTGATGGTCATGTAAAAGTACATATATCAAATGAGTCAATTCATGATAAAATTATCAAAAGATGTATATATTAATGTAACAAAAGAAACATTAATAAAAAAATGTTACGAAAAAAAAAAACTATTAAATTATCCTGTCACGGTTCTAAACGATACGTTGATACATATAAAGGTGTCGGTTTTATCGTCTTGTGAAAAAAATACAACAAAAAAATACAAAATTCATGAATTAATATGCAAATATATACACGAATATAAATTTAGTAATGATATAATGTATAAAATAAATTTGGCTGAAATGCATGTCATAACTGTTATTAAGTTAACATGATTACATCTTGATTTTGCTGTGAAAAAACGTGACACGGTGAATGATTTAAAAATATTGATAGATAATAAAATAAAAATACCAATTTACGCACAAAAATTAGCTGATTGAAAAAATGGAACATTCTTATTTGGAAATCATATTTTAGAGGATTGTGGTGTTCGTCATAAAAGTAGCGTAGGATTATTAATACGTAGATAATAATATTATTGTGCGGTCGATGCAGTTATTGTGGCTAACACACTTAATTGTGACGGCACTATAAAAAATTGATTTATTTTTATTATATTGATGCTATACATAAACAAATAACATTAAAATATTATATCTGGTCTAATTATGTCTGGAATTCAAAAACAACAGTTAGTGAACATAAATTATAAAGTAATAAATGATATTATCCATGGAAATATAAATATATCAAATTTGGCATGCATGATAATTGATACACATGAATTCCAAAGATTAAGAAAATTGCGACAATTGGGAATGTGTAATTATGTATTTCCAAGTGCGGCACATACACGATTTGAACATTCAATTGGGACGTATCATTTAACAGAAAAAATGTTAAATTGCATCATTAGAACTACAAATCGTGAAATAATAAATGAGTACATGATAAAAATACCAGAATTATCAAAATATTATGAAACGAAAACAAATAAAAAAAGTGCATTACTTGACAAATATGTATGTGAATTAATTAAAATTGCAGGATTATGTCACGATATTGGTCATGGTCCATTTAGTCATGTGTTTGATAACGTATTTTTGCCGGAAGTAAATTTAACATCTGAAATGTCAGAACATGAAAATAGATCTAATAAAATTATTGAACATGTGATTAAAAATAATAGTGAACTTTGCGAGATAATAACTAATGATGAAATAGAATTTATTAAAAATGTAATACATCCGAAAACAAATAATAAAGGATTTGTGTATCAAATTGTATCAAATGACGTAAATGGCATAGATGTCGATAAATTTGATTATTTACAACGCGACGTAAAAATGGTTGGAAATAATAATTTTTTTACATGTGATCGACTTATGGACAGTGCCACAATTATAAATGAAAATATATGTTATCCAGTTCAATGTTTTCACCAAATATTAACAATGTATGAGATGCGTTATAATTTACATAAACAAATATATTTACATAAGGCTGTTCTATCGATTGAATTTATGATGTGTGAACTCATGATTTTGATGGATCCAATATTAAAAATATCTGAGTCGATAGATGATGTTCTTGAATTCTGTAAATTGTCTGATAATTATATTTTAGAATCAATAAATGTTATCCACAATATGAAACATATTATGAAACTTACAGATGAAAATAAAAATAATTATCATAAAGCTCAAAAAATTATGAAAAAAATAGAAGAGCGCGATATTTATAAAATGATATGTTATCACTTGAATGAAAATAATTTAGAAATATCAAAAGAAAAATTATTGTTATGTGATAATGAAATAGACATTGATAATATTATAATACACGTAACCAAAGTTGGTATAGTAAGTGGTGATAAAACAAATCCGCTTGATAATATATCGTTTTATGACACAAAATTATTAAGCAATCAACAAGAATTGGAAGAAATAAAAATGAATAAAAAGCACATATCACTATTAATTCCAAATGTGTATCAAGAATATATGCACATGATATATATTAAAAATAAAATAGATGATGAACAATTTTTAAAAATAAAAAATGCATTTCAAAAGTTGACGAATGTATAAATATTATTTATTGACACGTATTATTTTTTTATTAATGCATATTACTTTTTTATATTTAAAGATTAATTATTAATCATTATTTAATAATAAATAATGGCTTCAACAGGATTTTGCATCGGAATTGATTTGGGAACTACATACAGTTGTGTTGGACACTATAAAGATGGACACGTGGATATTATTGCAAATGATATTGGGCAACGAACGACAGCAAGTTATGTTGGATTTACCGATACTGATAGAATTATTGGTGACGCAGCTAAAACACAAGCATCTTCTAATGCAATAAATACGGTATTCGATGCAAAAAGATTAATTGGACGTAAATTTTCGGACCCAACGGTACAATCTGATATTAAACATTATCCGTTTAAAGTAACAGCTGATAGCCAAGATAAACCACTAATAGGTGTTAGTTATCTTGGTGAAGAAAAAACATTTCATCCTGAACAGATATCTGCAATGATACTTGAATATTTAAAGACCACAGCAGAGGCATATTTGGGAGGACCCGTAACTCAAGCAGTAATTACGGTTCCTGCATATTTTACTGATTCGCAAAGACAAGCAACAAAAGATGCTGGAGTAATTGCTGGTCTAAATGTATTGCGTGTAATTAACGAGCCAACTGCTGCAGCAATTGCTTACGGTTTAAATAAAACCGAAGCAAAGAATGTGTTAATTTTTGATTTAGGTGGAGGAACATTTGATGTATCCATTTTATCAATTGATGATGGTATGTTTGAAGTAAAAAGTACGAGTGGTAATTGTCATTTAGGTGGAGAAGATTTAGACAGCAAACTTGTGTCATTTTGTTTAACGGAACATGCTAAAAAAAGTAAATATGGTGCAGATAAGACAAAAGAGATGATGAATAATAAGAAATCATTGAGGCGTTTACGTACGGTATGTGAAAATGCTAAACGTTCGTTATCATCAGCAACAATTACAACAGTAACATGTGATTCTTTTTTTGATGGAGATGATTTATCTGTTCAGCTATCACGTGCTAAATTTGAATCAATTTGTGCTGCAGATTTTGCAAAATGTATGGTTCCTGTCGAGAAGGCAATTCAAGATGCGAAAACATCAAAAGGTCAAATTGATGATATTGTGTTAGTTGGTGGATCAACCAGAATTCCAAAAATTCGCGAGATGCTAACAAAATATTTTGACAAAGAACCAAAATCTGAAGTAAATCCGGATGAGGCTGTTGCATATGGTGCTGCTGTTCAGGCGGCTATTTTATCAGGAAATACAGATAGTGCTATTAATGATGTTGTGCTTGTTGATGTTGCTCCTCTATCTCTTGGCATTGAAACTGCTGGCGGTGTAATGACAAAACTTGTTGAACGAAATACAACAATTCCATGTGAGAAGAAACAAGTATTTAGTACATATTCTGATAATCAACCGGCAGTAACAATTCAAGTATACGAAGGAGAACGTGCCATGACAAAAGATAATAATTCATTGGGAAGATTTGATTTGGCTCCAATTCCTCCGATGCCTCGCGGAAAACCACAAGTTGAAGTTACTTTTACTGTTGATACAAATGGTATCTTAAATGTATCAGCGAAAGAAACATCGTCAGGGACCACACAACAAATTTCAATTAAAAATGAAAAGGGGCGACTATCGGAGGAGCAAATTAATAGCATGTTGGCTGATGCAGAAAAATTTGCTGAAAATGACAAACTCATCAAAGAAACTATCGATGCGCGAAATGATTATGAATCATACATATACAGCGTAAAATCTTCAACTGAGTCCGAAGAGTTTAAGAAAAATATGGGCGAAGAAAACATGACTAAAATTACAGATACTGTCAACGAACACACACAATGGCTTGAAATTAATACAGATTCAACCAAAGAAGAATATGTGTCACAGAAAAAAGAAGCAGAAACAGTATTATATCCGTTGTTAACATCTGGGCAACAAAATAATTCTGATCCAACAACTGGACAAGATACATCATCTGGACAAGATACATCATCTGGACAAGATACATCATCTGGACAAGATACATCATCTGTACACCAGAAACCACATATTGAAGAAATTGATTAGATGAAATTTCTTAATTTATAATTATTTGATTATTGAATGATCAATTAATACATGAACAACTTATAATGATGCTGAAAAATTGAAAATAAATATGTATCACGTACAAAATAAGTAAAATAAATAAATAAATAAACATGCAAATTTTCGTAAAAACTTTGACCGGAAAAACCATTACTCTTGAGGCTGAACCATCTGATACGATAGAAAATGTTAAACAAAAAATTCAAGACAAAGAAGGAATTCCTCCCGATCAACAACGTCTAATTTTTGCAGGAAAGCAACTTGAAGACGGCAGAACTTTGTCTGACTATAATATTCAAAAAGAATCGACGCTGCATCTTGTATTACGTTTGAGAGGTGGCGAACCATATCAAATATTTATTAAAACTTTGACTGGAAAAACTATTACGTTAGATGTTGAAGCAAATGATTCGGTTGAGGCAGTTAAACAAAGAATTCAAGATAAAGAAGGAATTCCAGCTGACCAACAGCGTCTAATTTTTTCGGGTAAGCAACTCGAAGATGGTCAATCTATGAGTGATTATAATATTAATAAGGAATCGACTCTACATTTAGTGTTACGCCTAAGAGGAGGTATTTAAATTATTATATCAAATATAGATTATAATATGTATTTTGACGTCATTAAATATCTATTATTATTTTATAACGTATGAGTTGTTGTGAGACAAATATTAATTTATTATTATTAAATATAAAATCACAAACTAGCATAGAGGACGCAACTGTAACTAATAATTATGACGAAATAGAAATGTTACTAAAGCAAGGGATAACAATATTTAAATTTACTGATTGTAAAATGATAAATACTCATTATAAAACTGCTGTATATAACGGCTTAATAAACAATTATTATGGATATGCTAATATATTTAATTTATTGACACAATTAATACAAAACGATACCGAATTATTAAATTTAAGCACTACCGATCCAAATTATATTAATATTGTCCAACCAATGTTTGACACATTTAAATTTTTCATGACATTAAATTGTGTATTTTGTGCATCAAATAGCACAAATATTAATATATATAGTGAATTAACATTTAATTTTAACGCTATCAGTACATATTTTGGTCTTAATCCGAACGATATAGTAACAACGTACACAACATTAATAACAAATTTATCAGCATTATATATATCTGGAACGTATGCGCCAAATGTCAATAACATTGACGTAAACGTATTAAAAAGTAATTCTGAATTATTATGTGCAAATGCAGGTACAATATTAGGTAATTATATGGACATTACTATGATACCCTTTCAAGATTTATCTGCGTGTTCTGATTTGATGAAACAAATGTTAGATTTGAATAGTTGGTATATAATAAATTTTAATATTAACGTGTTGTTACTAAATGAACAAATGTATGAATCGTATAGATATTATTTTAGTAAAATACATTCAGAAAATGCAGTTGTTATAAAATCAGCTGCGAATAATGTGTTGGCATTAATTGAATTAATTCATACAGTTAATAATGATTACATCGATATTAATTATAAAAATGCACTGACAAATAGTTCATTATTATCGTTAACAATAAATCAAAAATGTTATGATCCCGCAAATATAATAGCATCATTAATAGAAAAAGGTGTGACTATCAATTTAACAAGTAACATTATTGTCGATTTATTAAAAAACAATTTTATCAATTCGATAATAGAAATATTAGGAACACCAAGTCTCACAAAAACAGAAATACTTGCCAATTTAAGTTCAAATTTAAGTATGTATTGTATGTTAATGTCGTCAGATGATCTTAAAACGACAGAAAGAATTCAAATATTAAAATTATTGTTAGCCAAAGATATAATAGATTATGGAGATCCATTTATGGTATTGATATCTGAATCAATGTCAAGCGATCTTATAAAAATATTAATTGCAGAATCGCAACAAGATTTAACCGGAACGATAACGTTGGAGTTAATTAATTATTGTGTAAGACACGGGAAATATGAAGAACTTGATTTAATATTAGAATATAATAACATAATTGAGTCATCAATATTAAATAATTTGACCATTGAATATTCAAAATTACCAATATTTGTATTATTATCGACATGCCAAAAAAATAAAGATAGAATTTTAGACGTGTTAATAAAATATAACGCTGATATTAGTTCTGTAAATTTAGACGGACAAACTCCTTTATTTTTGATGTGCAAACAAGGATACACAAAGCTTGCACAAAAAATTTATGCAAAGGAACCAAGTACAATACAAATATTTGATAATCGCAATGACACATGTTTAACCATAACGATAAAAAATTATCACATCGAAACCATAAAATGGATAGTCACAATGCAAACGAATAGTATTATAAATATAGTTGACGGAAATATGATGACACCGTTGATGATTGCATGCTCGATGAAACATACGGTTCACCGCATGGTGCAATGTTTATTAGAAAATATTTTAATTGATATAACTATAACAAATGATGATAAGGATGCTCTTTATTATTTAATTATTAATAAAAAAATATGCGAACTGTCAAAAATAAAAACGTTAGAACTATTATTACAAAAAGGAAGCACAATAACTTCCCAAATTTTAATTAAATCAGTTGAGATGGATTTATATGGAATTGTCGTGATACTGATGAATTATTTAATTAACATTGGAGAAATTGATGTTGGATATGAAACGATAGAAAAGTATGCGTTAAAAAGTTGTTCATGTGATGTAAAGATAAAAGTTAATAATTGTGAACCTAATTTTTATACTTTAGTTGTTGTGTATGTACGTGAAAATATACATAAACGTTGCGATTATGGCGGAATAAAAATAAATGTTGATAATTGTGACGATAGCATTAGCGTTACATCTGATCGCACACATACATCAAGCACAACCGCAACGTCAGATATATGTAATACATCAAACGATACAGAATCTTGTCGAAGTGGAAAAACGTCAAATGATTTGTTAATGATCTCATCAATGGCATCAAAAAAAAAACATCATAAGAAAAAATGTTAATAGTTGGTCATTTTATAGTGCAAAAAAATTGAATTATTAATCTTAGTTAAATATTTAAAGATATATGTGTATGTATATAAAATAACATGATGCATAATAAAAATATGCATAATCCTAACGTAAATAACGGATGTGATAATGAACGCCATCATAATGGTGGTCATAATGGTCATAATGGTTATAATGGTAATAATAGTCACAATGGTCATAATGGACACGGTGGTCATAGTGGTCACAATAATAATTATAATCGTAATAATGGATATGTTAATGGACACGGTGGTCATAATGGTCACAATAATAATTATAATCGTAATAATGGATATATCAATGGTCGTAATAATAACGACAACAATAAAAATTATGATTCAAATATTACTAGACAACTTGTGAATTACATTTATTCATCAGTTGAAGTATCAAAATATAAATATTATGTGTTAAAAACGGAAGAAGATTTACAAATGTTAGATGTTCAAAAATGTAAAGTTTCTGCAAATTATACTGGAGCTAGTTGTCTATTATTATTCATTAAAATAAAAGATAAAAATTATTCATGTTTGATTGACAGAAAAAAATTGAGCTACAATTTATCACAAATAGATTATGATTCGCTCAGAATATTAAATGTGCGAGTTGCATTGGACCAAACTATTTACGATGGTTCGATATTTGACGGCACATACATAACGCATGGAACGAAAAAAACATTTGTTATATCTGATTGTTATCGTTTTAGAGGAAATGATATGACACATGATCAACTTCCAATAAAATTATTAAATATAAAATCATATATGGATGCAACGTATAAAACAAATAATATAATAAATACAATAGATTTATGCATAAATAAAATATATGAACTTGGTGAAACTGAAAAACTAATAACAACTGAAATACCAAAAGCAAAAAATATGCAAATTCGCGGACTAGTATTTCATCCTACATTATCGGGGACAAAATTAATATTTTTATTTAACAATAATCAAACAAATGGAACAGATAACAATAATTACGCATATATAAATCTCAATAAAAATAAAAATGATAATAAAAATGACAACAAAAAACAAATTTCATATATATGTAAGACAAAAGATGAAATATTTGTAACGCTAGAAATAAAAAATACATCAATAATTGATGTATATAAATTATATGCTGTTGAAGAAATAACAAATAATGATAAATTAAATAAAAAAGTCATATATAAAATAAAAAAATTGGGAATAGCATATATTCCCACGAAAGACTGCAGTCATATGTGCAGATCATTATTTTTAGATATTAGCGTTATACCTGATGTCAAAACAAGAATTCTCGTCAAGTGTAAATTTGATCAAAATAAAAGTAAATGGATACCCGTTGAAAAAGAAACCATTCAACGCAGACCATCATCAGTTGAAGAAATAGAAAAATTTATGGACGTAATTGAAGACACAAATTCAGATAGTGAATAATGTTCAAAAAAATGCAACAATGGCTGTAATATTATCAGTTGAACCTTTATTTATAGCATATTCTGCTAATTTTTTGGCTACATTTGTTTGCGAAATTTCTTTTATTTTTTTTCCGGTGACATCACAAGCATTCATAATAACAAAATTAACAACTTCTTGATTTGTTAAAACGTCCCACAATCCGTCACATGCAATGACAATAAATGTATCAGCATCCGTTAATTTATATTTAAAAATTTCGGGTATATTTGTGACATATGGTTCTGCATTTATGTCACCAAATGCACGTGATACAGATAAATCACCAACGCGCCAATCATCACCTTTATCACGATAAATAGTTCCACCTAATGTTTCTATGCGTTTTTTTTCTTCAGGCCAGTTAGGTTTATGATCTTTTGTTAACGGTATGGAAAAATTATCGCGGCACATAACGCAACGTGAATCTCCTGTATTTAATATTTGTAAATATGTTTCGTCATCTTTTTCATATTGAAACACAATTAAACATGTTGAACCACAATAATTTGTAATATTTAACCATTTTTTTCTTAGAGATGTTTGAATATGTTTATATGCATTGTTAATCATATTATTTGATAAAGGAAATGACAATGATTTTTTCATAAATATTTCGGGCATAGTTTTTGCTAAACATTTGGACACATGTTTGCCACCATGACCATCATAGACAGCAAACATATTAATATTTGCTTTATCGATTTCGCGACATGTAATTTTTTTAGGTTTCATATTTAATATTATATTATGAGTATCCTCATTTTGATCTCGTTTTCCACGTAAACTTACAGAATGAATATTCATTATATTTATGTTATTATAGCACTATAAAAAAAACTGTAATCTCAATATCGTGAATATGTATTAATTATTGACAATGCATAAATTTCCATCTATTATTTTACCATTTCCTATTATAATTATATTTTCATTGTCAATTTTAGTCACCGTAATTTTATCACCTATATTTGCACATAAAGGTTTATCTAAGCTCAATATCATACTTCCATTTTTTGATATTTTTTTTACAATTGCGTTATTGTTACATGCATTGTAATTAATCATTATATTATCTTTATTATTTATTTTTATATTTTGCACATTGTTATATTTTATTTTTATGTCTTCATAAATTTCATCTTTATTATCTAGAGATACAGCAACATTTCCAATAATTTTATCATTTGCAACAAACGATGGGTCAATTGTTGTACCCACGCCTATTAAACCACCAGATATGGCGGATATGATGTCTGTTTTATCAGAATTTATAGATAATGCGGTCGTTTCAAATGGAGTGCATATGAAACGTTTTGTATCTAAATCATCTGGATTATATTCTAAATTTTTTTTTATATATCCTGGCTTTATTAATATTTTGTCACCAACTGACAATATTCCTTGAGTAATGCTTCCTCCAATGACACCTCCTTTAATTTCATCATATTTTTCATTTATTTTATTAATATTAAATGACCTAACAATAATCATTTTAAAATTTTTATCCACAAGTTTATCTTCAAATGTTGGCAACGGTCGTTCAGCTATATATTTTAATAACAAATCTATGTTAACATCAAAATTTGCAGACAATGGAAGTATATTTGATTGTTCAACAGATGTATCACATAAATCGTCACGAAATTTTTCTAATATTTGTGATGCTTTATTTTGTTCCATAAGATCAATTTTATTCATACACACAATAATATTTGGTAATTTTAAAATTTTTAGGGCGATTAAATGTTCTTTAGTTTGCGGTGCTGGTATTTCAGGGTTGTTACATGCCTCCACCAATATTGATGTGTCCATTATACTCGTTCCGTTTAACATCGTTAAAGTAAATAAATTATGTCCAGGACAATCAATAAAACTTACGTGTCGAACTAAATTACATTCGATGTCATCATTACAATCGGGACATAATAGTACTACAACTGACGATGGCGATGACTTATAACATTCGGGTTCTGGACACATTGGACATTTAAATATTTTTGCATTTGCGTAACCTAATCTAATTGTCACGTTTTGTTTTTTTTCAGATGAATGTTGTTGTGTTGTTGTGTTGTTTTTTTGTTATTTTTTTGACAATTGTGCTTTTACCGTCAGCAACATGTCCAACCATACCAATATTTTCGATAGGTTGATTTTTCATTGATTATGCAATACTAATCATTTTATTAATACTCTATTTAATTTAAGCTATTGTATTCCATTTAAATATGAGAATTTAAATACAATTTCATTATTCAATTTTATTATTGTATAAACATAGGTTTTTCGCCGCTTCCATCATATCCATAAACATTTCCTTCAGGTATAAACACGCCACCATTTTCCACACCGTCATTTTCATATATGCGAAGACTATCAACCACATAATTACCACCCGTTCCCTTCTGTACGTAATATGATGACATTGAAGTTTTATCAACAATAGGTTCTCTAATACATCCAGGATTATGATGTGTTAAATTATCAAATATATCTTTTATTTTTTTTCCATTATTATTGACATCATCATCATCATATCCATTGTCATTTTTGTTCACGTCAGTATTTTCGGCTAAATACATTTCATTTAATTTATCAACAACATCACCATCACCAGTATCATTTGAGTTAACATTAATTTTGTCATCAAAATAAAAATAATTTTTACGAAATTTGTTTGAATCTACTTTTCCAGTAGGTGCGCATTGTGTATTTCCGTTATAAACATATTCATTTAAATAATTTTTAATAATGTCGTCACCTGTATTATTGCCGCCACCGCATATATTCATATTGCAGTACATATTATTTTCTCGAACATAATCGTCAGGTGCATCATATGTATCATGATCATCACTATTTTCAGCTTTTGATTCATCTTCTGATTCAGCTTTTGATTTAGCTTCTGATTCAGTTTGTGTTTCATCGTACAATGATTTTTCATATGCAGGTTCTTCGTATGGCAATCCTCTGGAGTTTGCACTTTTTTGTGATTGTGATTGTTGTGATTGTTGTGATTGTGGTTGCGGATATGGTTGTGGTTGCGGATATGGTTGTGGTTGTTGTGATTGTTGTGATTGTTGTGATTGTGGTTGCGGATATGGTTGTGGTTGTTGTGATTGTGATTGTTGTGATTGTTGTGATTGTGGTTGTTGAAATTTCAACACGTCAGGAATTTCAATGTCAAATATATTAAGTATTTTGGTTGCGCAATTTGCGAAAGAACAATTATTTAATTTATGTTTATCATTTTTTGTTACTAAACATAACAGAAACGCAATAATGACACCGTAAAATATTAATTTAATTAATTCTGAAATGTTCATTTATATTATACACAAACAAATAAATAATTGTTAAATTTTATGAATTATTTATGTCAACAAAAAATAAATTATATAGAGATTTCATATAACGGAACATTGGATGATATCTGAATTTGCGAAATGTAATAAACATGATGTGCCTATGTTTAAATTGATAATGTTAATTGCTATATTTATTATTTGCTTGCACATTTACAAAAAAAATAAGAAGAAAGAAGTTCATGAAAATATGATAAATATTGAACCCGTAACAAATCCAACATGGAACAGAAATAAATGCAAATATATTATGAATAATGTTATGACGGATGTTTTAAATGACTATAATATTAGTAAATCTAATAATGAAAATGTTGACCTAATGTTTCCTTGTTTATATAATGAAACGTCAAATGAAATATCTCAAATGAAATTAAGTTCAAATAAAAATGAAAAAATATTTATAATAAATAACGGAGATCAACTTGTTGCTAAAAATTTATTATGGGAACATATGGTATCACATTTTGGGTTGAATATAGCATCAACTATGATGCCAATGACGTATATATTATACAACACTTCTGATTTAATTAGATTTAAAAATGAACATGTTCGGAACGACATATATATAATGAAAAAAAATATTCAACAACAACAAGGATTAAAAATAACAAACAATTGTAATGATGTAGTAAGCGGGTATAAAAATGGTTATGTTATTGTGCAAAAATTACTTCAAGATGCATATGTAATACCTGATAAGACAAATGATGGCATCATAAATAGGAAATTAAATATGCGATATTATATATTAGTAATATGTAAAAATGGGAATGTTGATGTATTTGTTCACAATAATGGATTTATGTATTATACACAAGATTCTTTTGAAAAAGGGACTACAGATATGTCAAAAAATGTAACGACCGGATATTTCAAGGATAGATCTGTATATTCTCGAATTCCTTTGACGAGACATCAATTTTGGGATTATTTAGATGACACAAAACGAAATAATTTAAATAAAATTGAAGCAAATTTAAGAAATCAAAAATTAAAAATAAGCAATATTGTTTCAGATAGGATAATAAATTTAATAAAAAATGTATTTTTATCGATGATAGGAAATATATGTACGCAAAAAAACAACGCAAAATGTAATAAATCTTCTAATATTGATGGACACGTTACATTTCAGTTATTCGGTGCAGATATAGCACTAAATGATGAAATGTATCCAACCATAATGGAAGTAAATAAAGGACCAGATTTAAATTCAAAAGATGAAAAAGATAAAAAAATTAAATATAAAGTTACATCCGATATTTTTAGAACAATTAAAATTATTAATGATGATGATAAAAATGGATTTGAAAAAATATTAGATTATCATGATGGATTAATAAATAGAGATTAATTTATTATTCAGAAAAGCTAAATATTACCGTTAGCTGTTAACCTTTGGCATTATCGTTAGCTGTTAACCTTTGGCATTATCGTTAGCTGTTAACCTTTGGCATTACCGTTAGCGTATTATGCAACGATAATTGAAGGTGAATTACATAAATAGTTGTTGACAATAAACAAAACAAAAACCGCAAAAAAGATGCTCATTATGACATCGTAATAATATTCAGTTGTTTTATCGAGCATATATTTTTATAGCATAAATTAATTTATTTATCACAAAAAAAATATTCATCATCATTTTTACATGATGAACATGTTTTTTTTCTTGTTTTTTCAATAATATCAATAGACGGTGCATTAATATAAATATAAAACATGCCGATATAAATAATAAAAATAAAATATGACAAAATAATTTTCATTGTATAATAATGAAAATTATAATAAAATAAAAATATGATGTTAAAATTAGGAAAAAATTAAAGATGTTGCATTATTTAATCCTGTCTGATTATATGATTCACCATACCATAAATTATCCATGTTAGTATTCATAGGTTCGGTGAATGCATTGGTCCATAATGGTTTTCCGGTTATTTGTTCATCATTGTGCACCTCAAGAACATCTTCGTTATCTTTTATAAAAGAATTGACATCAAATGATAATGATTTTTTTTCAAGATTAATCAAAATATTTTCTTCTTCTTTCTCTTTTTTAATTTGCAATTCTTTATTTTTTTTAATTTTAGCTTGTTTTTTTTTGTCCTTGATCTTTTCGTTAATTGTCGTAATATATTGTGCATATAAAAACAACATTATCATAAAAAATAAAATAAAAAAAAACATGTTTGGTAATATAAAATTTTCATATAAATTATTGAGAGCAATATTTGACGGAATTAGTTGTGCATTAATTTGCGCATTGTTAATGTTGTTTATATTTAACGCTTCATGTATATGTTGTATCATATCATCTGAAATAAGACGCGGATTAGATTTGGAAAAAAATTCCATATGGTAACTTATATTTTTCATTAACATATAAATTTTACATATATAACTTATAAATTGATAAAATTGGTATGATAGTTATAATATAAATGATGTCAATGTATTTAAAAAAATATGAATTATTTAAAGTATATCAAAAATTTTAAATGAACAAAAAATACAAACAAAATAAGCCATTAAACGTTATGGAGCCTAACATAATAAAAAAAATTAAGGAGATAGAAAAAAATTGCAATTTTGGTGTGATAATTGATGAAAGTAAAAAAAATTTATGGATAAAAATTTTTGACTCATTTATGTATGATACACATGTGATAGATGCGCATAACAAATATATTGATAAAACAAATATTCACTTTATGCATAAACATGATGAGAAGAACACAAATAGAATTGTATTGTTAGGACGACAAAATATAGAACACGTGGAATCTTATAATGTTAAACATGTGTGGATAATATTAAATGAATTGCCGATCGATATGATATTTAATGCGAAATATATGGTTCTGTTAAAAAATCCATCGGTTAGTGTATCAATTAATATATTTGATAAGCACGACTATAATTATGATAACATTACAATGATACAAAGCGCTGATAAATTAGTAGATGCACCTGAAAATATTAAAAATAATGAATGCGTAATTTGCAAAGACAAAGCTATCAACACAATAAAAACAAAATGTGAACATTATTTTTGTTACGATTGCATAATAAAAAATTTTAAATTTAATAATACGTGTCCACTATGTAGAAAAATAATAGATGATAAATCATTGTCACACATAGAAATAATAAATAAAAATAAATACGAATATATAAATTCATTAATTATAAAATATGGACAAAATGAAAAATTATTGTTTTGTTCAGTTCATAATAAATATTTTATGGAACATTTTTTAAATAAAAATATTACAGTAAAAACATATAACATATGGCGTAAAAATAATACAGGATGCACATTTATGAATCCATCAAATATTAATAATTATATAATGACTGACGTGAACAAAATTATATTGCTCGATGATGAGATAACAAAAAATATTTTAGAATTAATGAAAATGACTAATTGTGTCACCTGGTATTTAAATACACGCAGTTAATGTATTATAATATTATAATAAATAATATTATGATATGAGAAAGAGAGAAATAATAATGGATAATTGTGTTCTAATAAAAAAAATAGGATTTGGATCATTCGGTGATGTATATTTGGCACGAGACAGTGAATCTAAATTTATTGCTGTCAAAATGGAAAAAAAATCAACTAAAAAATCTAGATTAAAACAAGAATTTAAAATGTATAAAATAATAAAACAATCTGGTTTTACTAAAGGATTGCCAGAAGTTTTTTGTTATATGCAAACAGATGATTATAATATAATGACAATGGAACTTCTCGGGGCAAATTTGAACACTTTAATGATGAAAAATAAAGGTTCATTTGATCTAAATACGGTTTTAAAATTAGGTATAGAAATAACAACGTTACTCGAAAAATTTCACAGTGCTGGATTCATACATCGAGATATAAAACCAAATAATTTTTTAGTTGGACAAGAAAATAATAAACATATTGTGCATATAATGGATCTTGGTTTATCAAAAAAATATACACAAAGTGACGGGACTCATATGTCATTAAAATCTGATAAATCATTGGTAGGAACAGCACGATACACAAGTGTTAATATTCATATGGGACTTGAACCATCAAGACGTGATGATCTAGAATCTGTGGGATATATGCTTGTATATTTTTTATTGGGTTCATTACCTTGGCAAGGATTAAAAAAAGATAAAAATGTTGATCATATAGAAAAAATAGGTCAGACAAAAATACACGCAAATATAAAAAAAATGTGTAAAGATATACCTCCATGTTTTCATGAATATATAAATTATTGCAGAAATTTAGGATTTGCATCATCGCCTGATTATTCTTTTCTAAAATCATTATTTTTGAAAGAAGCAGATAAATATAAAATAAATCTCAAATATTGTTGGTGAGTTAAGTTAAAATTCGTCAAGAATATTAAATTCTTTTTTGCTTTGTGTGGACATATTATATTCAGTTGATCTTGATTCAAAAAAATTTGTTTTGCTCGGTATACCGATTGTGTCCATGAATGGAAAAGGATTCGTCTTATTATATATTTTAGCATATCCAAGAGTAACCAATAAACGGTCTCCGATATATTCAATATATGTGTTCATTAAGTCTGAATTCATTCCAATGAATTTACACGGAATAGCGTCAACAATAAATTCTTGACTAATAAGAACAGCCTCGCTCATTATTTCATGAATTATGTTTGTGTCAAGTTTATGAACAAGTTTTGAATATAGTAAACATGCAAAATCTGTATGTAAACCTTCATCTCGTGCAATTAATTCATTTGATTTTATTAGTCCGGGCATCATCATTTTTCCTTGGCATCTATATTTTTTAATCCAATATATAGATGCAAATGCACCACTGAAAAAAACACCTTCAACAATAGCAAAAGCAATTAATCTGTACGCAAAACGTTTGTCACTTTCAATCCATTTAAATGACCAGTCCGCCATTTTTTTAATTGCAGGAATAGTTTTAATGGCATCAAATAAATATTTTTTTTCTGCTGGGTCTTTAATGATATTATCTAATAATAAAGAATATACCTGTGAATGTATATTTTCCATCATCATTTGCCATGAATATGCAACTTGTGCTTCCATAATTTGTATATCTTTTAAAAATCTGTCACGTAAATTAAAATTAACAATACCATCGCTTGCTGCAAAAAATGCTAAAATCATTTTTATGAAATGTTTTTCGTTTTCGTCAAAAGACATATAATCTTTGTTGTCTTCTGAATAATCAATTTCTTCTGCTTTCCAAAATGCAAGTTCCTGTGTTTTATATGCATCCCATATATCTTTATGAATTATAGGAAATGTTGTGAATCTCATATTTTCTTTTTGTAATATAGGTTCGTCTAAATCATATTCAGCTTCTAATTTTTGCTCAGCGCCTGAAGATTTATTTGGAATATCATCATTTTGTTCAACAGTTAATTCATCTTGTTCATCGTCATAAATATTTTCAATTAATGTTGTTTTTTTGTGGTGCGACATGGATATATTATAATAAATATTATGTTTTTATGTTATTATTATCACGATATATAATATAAATTTCAATATTTTTACTATTTAATGAAATATCGTTGCTGTATTTTTTAATTAGACAAATTTTATGGATATGATTATGTGATGTACAAATGAGTACTATCCATGTATAAATTCATATAAACATATAAAATTGAATATTAAATATCCTAATGAAAAACTGCATAAATTATAACACACAAAGAGACGCAATGAATACTATTAATGATACATTACAAGGATCCATCATATCATTTGATAAATGTGCCGACATAATTGGCACGATATTGGATAACAATATATCAGACACACATAAGTTTATTAATAAAAATGTCGTCAAACAAAATATCATAAATATGATAAGCGATGACATGACACATCAAAAATTATATAATTTTATTGCGGATTATTGTGCGAGCAAAATAAGTGTTCATCCTGACTATAATATGATTGCTTCAAAAGTTAGCATAGATTATTTGCACAGTGTAACATCAAGCGATTATATGCATATTGTGACAACATTATATGACAGAGACACACCATTAATATCAAAAAAAGTTTATGACGCTGTTAATCAACATTCATATGCAATTCAAAATGCATTAGATTACAATCGTGATTATGAATTAGATTATTTTGGAATAAAAACATTGGAAAGATCATATTTAATTCGCATGCATAGTGATTCTTCTAAATCTCTGAGTGAAGGTAAAATAATGGAACGACCCCAACACTTATTTATGCGTGTTGCATTATGTATTCACGAATGTGATATTGATTCAGTGATTGAGACATATGATTTATTATCAAATAAATATTTTGTACATGCCACACCGACTCTATTTAACGCAGGAACCACAAGACAACAATTGAGTTCATGTTTTTTGTTGAATTTTAAAGATAGCATTGAAGGAATATCGCACGGTATTGGTCAAACAATGTCAATAAGTAAATATGCTGGCGGAATTGGAATATCATTAAATGATATTCGCGGAAAAGGATCTTTGATAAAAGGAACAAATGGTTTTTCAGATGGAATTGTGCCATTATGTGTCGTATTAAGTAAAATTGCAAGATATATAAATCAAGGTGGGAAGCGTAAAGGTTCAATAGCAGTGTATACAGAAACATGGCATTCTGATATTTTTGATTTTTGTGAACTAAGAAAAAATACAAAAGATGAAGACAGTGTTGCGCGAGATTTATTCCTTGCTTTGTGGGTACCAGATTTATTCATGAAAAGAGTTGAACAAGATGGAAAATGGTCATTAATGTGTCCAAATGAATGTCCTGGTTTAACTGAAGCATATGGCGATGAATTTAAAAAATTATATGAAAGTTATGAAGAAAAGGGACGTTATAAAAAACAGATCAATGCGCGAGAATTATGGTTTCACATAATGGATGCTCAAAATGAAACAGGCATGCCATATATGCTATACAAAGATAATGTTAATAATAAATCGAACCAAAAAAATATTGGAACTATAAAATCGTCGAATCTATGTGCTGAAATAATGGAATATGCGGGTAATGACGAAATTGCGGTATGTAACCTAGCATCGTTATGTTTACCAAAATATGTATCAACTGATCACGAAGGTAAAAAATACTATGACTTTAAAAAATTAATGGAAGTATCCAAAGTGGTCGTCCGTAATCTAAACAAAATAATTGATATTAATTTTTATCCTGTCAAGGAAACTAAAAATTCAAACGAACGTAATAGACCTATTGGAGTTGGTGTTCAAGGATTAGCTGATGTTTACAACATGATGGAATATTCGTTTGACTCTAAAGAAGCAATGGCTTTAAATAAACAAATATTTGAAACAATTTATTATGGTTGTGTTGTTGCATCTAATGAATTAGCAATAAAACAAGCGCCATATCAAAAATTTAAAGGTTCACCATTTTCTGAGGGAAAATTACAATTTCATTTGTGGAATAAATCAGTTGACGATATGGACAAAACATTAAACTGGAATTGGAACGAATTAATTGAAAGCATTAAAATGCACGGAACACGAAATAGTTTAATTACAGCACTTATGCCGACGGCATCAACTGCTCAAATTATGGGAAATTATGAAAGTTTTGAACCAAGGATGTCAAATATTTTCACTCGTTCTACATTGGCAGGAGATTATCTCGTAATGAATGAACATCTTGTGAATAAATTAATAAAATTAAATTTATGGACAGAAGATATTCGATTAAAATTAATAGTGTTCAATGGGTCGATTCAAAATATTTCAGAAATTCCTGACGACGTTAAACAAATTTATAAAACTGCATTCGAAATGAAACAAAAAATAATTGTACAACAATCTGCTGATAGAGGATGTTTTGTTGATCAAAGTCAATCAATGAACTTATTTATTGAAAAAGCAAATTATGACGTGCTACAGTCCGCGCATTTTTATGGTTGGAAAAATGGATTAAAAACAGGGATGTACTATTTACGTTCACAACCTGCAGTTAATCCATTGAAATTTGGAGTCGATGTTGAAGTCGTAAGGAAACTAACACAAAATCAACCTAAAAATATAGCTGAAAAAAAAATAAAATTTCCTCGGCGCAATAAAATTAATGCAAACGATAAAAAAACTAATACAAATGATAATGCCAATGGTAGAGTTTTTTCAGAATGCGAAATGTGCAGCGGATAATTTAATGTTTGATTAAATATTTTAAACATATATAATATCATACTATGGAAAACTTAGACATAACTAATGTTGACGATATAATAAAATTTATTAATGAACCTAAAAATAATGAATTTAATGTTAACGGCAATAATATAATTCATTTATTGATAACTCGATTAGATACCGATAACGATTTTATTATTACGACGCTATTAAAGAAGTTTAATAATTTATTTTATAAAATAAATTTTGATGGATATACTCCTTTTTTTATGATGTGTCGGTATGGTAAATATATTTTAGCACAAAAATGTTTAAAAATTGACTCACTATTGGCATCACAATTATCTGTCGAGAATGAATCTATTTTATTTTATTGTGCAGATAATTTTGATTTTTTTAAGTGGTGCATCACAAATTATAATGATAATATTGATTTGAATATAGTTGCACGTGATGATCATACATTATTAACCTTTTTAACTGACAAAAATAGTAAATATGATGAAATAATGAAATTTATATTCGGCACCAAAAAAATCCTACAAAAATTTGATTTCAATAAGAGTACGACAAATGTACCAGTATTAACATATTCAATTATATCAAAAAATCAAGTTATTTTTGATTTACTGATTAACGTGGACAATATTGATGTTAATATATTTGATAAACATAAAAAGACGCCGTTATATTACGCGATAGTTACAAACAATATAAATGTGGTTAAAAAATTAGTAAAACATCGAAACGTTGATATAAATTATTCTTGTTTGACAGATTCATGCAATCCATTGCATGTTGCTTTGAATAAAAAATATTTTGATATTGTTGACGTGTTGATAAAATATAATGTCGACCTGGATAAAACTAACAGCATGTTAAATAACTCTGGACATATAATTATGTCTATGTATAAAACCTTAAAAAATACAAAAAATAAAATATTCATAAATATTGTAAATAAAATTTTAAAAAAATGTGACATAAGATGCATGAATATAAATGGAAAATCTGTTGTCGACATAATAAATGAACATAATTTTGTTGAATTAAAAAATATTATTAAAAAAAATAAACATTTTAAGAAATTAAACAATACGCGAAAAAAAGAAAATAACCAAATTATTATTCCAAAATATATTAAACCACACAAACAAAATTTTGGGTTATTTAATTCAAATATGCTTCACAGTTTAATTTATAATCTATGCATGATACAAAAATATGATAATTTATTTATGCCGTCACAATATTTTATTAACGATAAACATATGACTGATGAACGCAAATTATCAATGTATGTCGATATGTTTAACACGAGTGATTTATTAAATAATTATATTGTGACGATACATGATATTCTATATGAATTAACTCCATATGTTTTATTGTGGAATAATAAAAATAATAATATGTTTCCCGAAAATGCAAAAATATATTACGACAATTTAAAAAATTCTGATAAAGTTAGATTTATAACGACGAAATTAACACTAATAACTGACGATAATGTTTCTCATGCAAATATTTTAATTTATGATAAAAAAAATAATATTCTTGAACGTTTTGAACCATACGGATATTATATTATGCTCGATAATGATGCACTCGATGATAAAATATATGAATATTTTAAATACATATATAACAAAAATATAACATATGTAAAACCAAAAGATTATTTGAATAAAATAAAATTCCAAACATTGAGCAATGATATGAATATAAATGTTAAAAAATTTAATGATCCTTATGGATATTGTTTAGCGTGGACATTATGGTACCTCGAAATGAGATTATTAAATCCTGAGGTATCATCTCAAAATATCGTGACGGAATCATATAAAAATATCATAAGTGAATATGGAAACACACAAAATGCATTAATTGATTTTATTCGAGATTTTTCACATACACTTGATAATGCCAAAAATAATTTTTTATTGAAAGAAATAAAAATAAATAAAAATAATTTGTACGACGTGTCACTGTCGTCAAATGAAAAAATAATAAAAAAAATAATGGACTGGTTTAATAAAGCGAAACATTATAAATTATAAAGTTAACATTTTATAGGACGTGTTTTTTATTTTGTCTAATGTGTCACCAAACATATGTTTTTTTGTGTTTGAATAAAATGGAATGATTATGACAAGTCTACGATTTCCTTTTGTTTGACGTGATATTTTATGGTACGTTACAGAACCATTATATAAAACACCCTGCCCTAATTTTATTGGTATCGTATCAATTTTACGCGTCTTGTTATTTTTAATCATAAATTCGGACGTATTGTGCGCATCAACCAATATAGGTATGACTAATGTATATCTTGTACCAACTGTAAAATTGTTGTCGTAATGCCAATCTATAAAATCATTTTCGTCCTCATATAATCTTGAAAATATTCTGTATTTGTCATTTTTATTTCCATAATAAACTTGTTCGCCAACTGATTGAGATATAATATTTTGAAGAATTTTGTTTTCATAAAATTGTTGTATATTGTAAGGCAATTGATTATAATTTAATTTTTTCCTTTTGCATTATTAAAATTTAATTTTGGATTCAGCACGGTTCCATTATTTCTCAAAATATTTTCCAATTCATTTATATATTTTTGTGGCGGCATTTGTACGTTGACGATATAAATTTTTTCATTGTTGTTTTTACATGAATAGAATAATTTTCCTTTATAATAAATAATTATTAGCGGTAAAATTAACAACGATAATATAAATAATATGACG